GGTAAAAGCGATTACTACACCAGAACAACTTAAGTCGTTTAGGAGTAGATATAATACATGGGTGAACCACTCTTTTAAATTAGCCACTAAGACTTTGGGAGAATAAAAATGCGAGTACCTACTGACGTGTCACGTTGTTTATCTGGAGAAGCCCCGCTTGTGTCGAGCTTAGCGGAGCAAGACCTAACCTGCTTTTCCGAAGAGCTAGGTCAGTTACTTACGGAGGTTAAGAAGCGGCTTCGTGGGTGTAAGTTTGGGAGACCAACTAACCTGATGCCGTATAGAAGCACGAACACGGCCTACGTATACTACGAAGATTCTCTTCTTGCGCTAGGATGTTTACGGTATGGAGACTACCAGAAAAACGTCGAGGGGGAGGCTAAGTTTGTTGTGGAGTCTCGAACTATACACAACGAGAGGTACGATAGTTATGACAAAGGGTACCACATGGTTTCGTCAAAGAACTTAAAGACGGCGGTCAAGAACGCGTGTACGCAGCTACGCCCGTGGGGTGCGAGTGAACTAGCGACCTACCTGTGGACAAAATTAAGTATACACAGGGAGTGGCGCGAAGGCAGATACGATATAGTGAGCGCTGTTAACACAGCGCGCCGTGCGATAGGGAGTACCGAAACCGTAGTTGCGGAGCTGCTACACCTATACACGGCGGGGCACACTTTCATGGATACTTCTGTAAGGGAGCTAGTAGCTAATTACTCCGATGCCCATAAAGCATGTGAGGAAGATAGGCAGGAGAGACAGCACGGTATCGCGTTTGTATACGGCAAAGAAGACGCGGTATCTGTTGTGCATAAAGCTAGCGAGGACGTTGACCCCTATGTCCGTAACGACTTTACAGGTAATTTAGCTACATACAACCACGCAGAATTACCCGAGGACATAAGCGGGCGCGTGGCGGCTCTGAGCATGTGTGAGTCTGGCGCGTTTGTAGATAAAGTAGGGTTTCGGGTAGCGGAGAATTGCTTCTATGTATACACAGACTAAACAAAACGACAGCCTTTACCGGCTAAAGATAAACAAAGCAACAAAACAAGTTAGTGTGTTACGTATTGCTATGGAATCTCTTGACGATGAGTGTAACACACTATACGATACTGTTGACTCGTTGCCAAATTGGCTACAGGAGGGGGTCGCTATTCTATCAATGACAAGCGCTGAGCCCCCCACCCAAGAAGTCATCGGTATCGGTAGGAGGATCGACGAAGATACTTACTGGCTGTACGAGCCAGACGGAGAACTGGTATCAACAAATACCTAAAGGGAGAAAATTATGACACCGGAAGCTAAAGTAAAACGTGTTGTTACAAAACAACTAAAGGAGATGGGAGCCTACTACTTCTTCCCCGCAACGGGCGGGTATGGTCGAAGCGGGGTACCGGATATCGTAGGATGCTGGGAGGGTTTTTTCTTTGCGATTGAGTGTAAAGCTGGACGGAACAAGCCTACCCCTTTGCAGGAACGTAACCTCGCAGAGATACTCGAAGCCGGAGGCGCTCAGCTAGTAGCTAACGAAGACAATGCGGCTGGCGTTACTAAGTGGCTAGAGGGCTGGAAACGAAAGCGCCAATTACCCGAATGGTATCGTTCCGTAGTAGATGTTACAGAGGGAGAATAACCATGCACAATTCAATCAGGCTTGCACTTAAACGAAGTCTCAGACAACCCATAGTAAAGCCCCTTCAAGAAGAGTTGGAGCAGCGTTGGGATGTTGTTGGGGAAGTTTTTGACGTGGGTGAGGTATGCACAGATGGTTGCGAGTGGTATCGTAGGGAAGAGTGTCATTTGCTGGAGACTGCCCGTACTGATCCCGAGTGGTGCCCCGCATACGAAGATCAACTTAGACTAATGGAGGGCGAGTGATGTCGCGTAAAAATGAAGCACCTTCGAGCAGGTACATGGGCGGCTATGTAAGCGCTGTTTCAGAGTATGGTGAGCATAAGTTTGACCTAGACGAAGTAATATATGACTTACAAACACACCCGACCGGAAATGAAGAGCAGCAAGGATACTTAGACGCGCTGCTGTCCATAAGAAGATATGGTGTGCCCGTCAACATTGTAGACAATATCGCTTACGTCGGGTGGCAAGTGAACAAACTTCAAGGCTCTGATACTTTCTTTTATTCTTTGGCAAACCGTGTAGAGGGAGAACAAAATGACTTATTGTGAAATTCTTAAAAGCCGAATCCAAGCTGGGGAAATAGACACGCTGGACGCCGTTGAGTGGCTGCAAGTTCACGGGTTGACAGTAACAAAGGCGCTGGCTTTGTTAGGAGGCGACGATGAATAAATTATTGTTTAGCGCAGGGGCACTAACATTTGCAGTGCTTGCTTGGATGACGATCTACGACGGGATCAACCGCCACATGATTGAACATCAAGAGTGTGGATACAAATATTGCAAAGCGGAGGAAAAGTAGATGCCGATTGGATATCACAGAAGCGGCAAACCCCAAGTATGGAATGGGTCTGGCATGGCATCGCTAACGCCTGAGCAAAGGTCAAAGGCAATGGAAGCCGCATCAAAACGTGCTAGGGCGTATAATAACGGCTGGCCCCCCAGTGTGCAGAAGGAGGGGGTACCCCATACATACCACTTAGCCACTATAGAATGGGATAGGCGGATAAAAGCGGCTAGACAAAAAAAGGAGGGTAAAAATGAACATAGTTAATATAGTTGACGAGCTACGCAAAGAACAGGGCTTGAAATGGCGTCACCTAGCCGAAAAGGCCAACGTCTCAGAACCCTGCTTATTTAATTGGCGGCGCGGCATTAGCGCACCGACGCTCTCACGGGTGGAGATGGTGCTCGACGCACTCGGCTACGAGATCGAAGTGGTACTAAAGCAATGATGTGTGAATTTTGCGGAGGCACAGGCATTTGGGATGGGGACGTTGAGACAATTAACGGGCCGATGGCTGTGCAGCACCCTTGCTCAGAGTGTAATGGAACTGGTATCGCAGACTGCTGTAATGGCATGACCGCTGAACAAGTTATTGATTACGATAATAAGGACACGGATAAATGACATGGTTTTGGACATCAGACTTTGTACACCTTGTGCGGCGCGTAACAGGTCGCTTCGACAGTTGGCTGTGGTCAAAGCAGACCGCCGCGATACAAACCCGGAGAACGTCTACGCGGTCTACAGTAGAATAATTAGTCAATACAAACAAAATACAGGAGATACAAATGGTACTAATAAACTGGCTATATAGCCTTTTTGTGGCAAAGCTAGCTTGCTCCAATGCCGTAGAAGAGCGGCATAACTTGTTAAATGCCCTCGACAAATCATCTACAAAACGAGCGCGCCGGTTGCCTGACAGCACCCACACGGACAAGAACTCAGATAGCGCGGGGGATAAGTAACATGAAGAATACTCCCGAACAGCTAGAGCTTCCCTTTGATCCCCCACTAGAAGTCGTTTCAGCGCGTGCAAAGGTGCTTAGAACCGCAGAAGGCTACATAACTAAAGATCGAGCCAATACTCATGGGGACATGGAAGCTAATTTTACTTGTGTAGCTGAGTACTGGACGACTCATATAGGGCATACAGTTACCGCCGTCGATGTAGCGGTGATGATGTCTTTACTTAAACTCGCTCGTATCAAGAGCAACGCAGGTAATTTAGACAACTGGGTTGATGGGTGCGGTTACTTGGCTTGTGGTGGCGAGTTAACAAGTAAGGAGGCATAGCTGTGGACCTCATAACAATAGATTTTGAGACGTACTACGCTAAAGATTTCTCATTATCCAAGATGACAACAGAAGAGTACATACGTGACCCTAGGTTTCAAGTAATCGGGGTCAGTGTGAAAGTTAACAACGGACCAACGGAGTGGGCTAGTGGGACACATGAAGAAATTAAGACCTATTTACAAACATTCAACTGGGACGAGGCTATGTTACTCGCTCACAATACTATGTTTGATGGTGCCATTGCTGCTTGGCGCTATAATATTTTTCCTCGGGCTTATACCGATACTCTGTGTATCGCCCGTGCTGTACACGGGGTGGAAGTTAGTGGAAGTCTCAAAGCACTTGTCGAAAGATATGATCTCGGAGCTAAAGGAACAGAAGTTATCCAAGCCCTTGGTAAACGTAGAGAAGACTTCTCCCCCACCGAATTAGCTCGATACGGAGACTACTGCATCAACGATGTTAACCTAACCTACGAGTTGTTTCGAGTACTGGGGGTAGGGTATCCGCGTAAGGAGTTAAAGCTAATAGACTTAACCTTACGTATGTTCATTGACCCCATACTTGACTTGGATTTGGGGCTGCTTGAACAACATTTAGAAAACGCAAAGTCGGCTAAAGAAGACCTACTAACATCTTCTGGGGTAACTAAAGAAGACCTTATGAGCAACCCTAAGTTTGCTGAAGTATTGAAGTCGTTGGGGGTGGTGCCGCCTACTAAAATTAGTCTACGTACAGGGAAAGAGGCTTTTGCTTTCGCCAAATCAGACGAAGATTTTAAAGCGTTACTAGACCACGAAGATGTACGGGTACAGGCAGCGGTAACTGCACGGCTAGGGATAAAGAGTACGCTAGAAGAGACCCGGACCCAACGGTTTATCGATATCTCTAAACGAGGGCTGCTGCCGGTTCCGGTCAGATACTACGCGGCGCACACAGGTAGGTGGGGTGGGGATGATAAGATTAACCTACAGAACCTGCCGTCCCGTGGCCCTAACGGTAAGGTGTTAAAGCGCAGTATCATTGCACCTGAAGGGTACTCTTTAGTTGAGGCTGACTCAGCGCAGATCGAGGCTAGAGTTCTGGCGTGGCTAGCAGGTCAGGAAGACCTTGTTACCGCGTTCACGAACAAAGAAGACGTTTATAAAAAGATGGCCTCTCGAATTTATGGTGTCGCAGAGGAAGAAGTTACTAAGGCTCACCGCGCCGTAGGAAAAACTACCATACTGGGTGCCGGATACGGCATGGGGGCAGTACGTTTTAAAGAGCAGCTCAAGACCGTTGGGGTTGATATGGAGTTGGAGGAAGCTAGGCGCGTAATAAATGTATACAGGACAGCGAACGACAAAATACACACGCTATGGCGTGATGCGCAGAATACTATAACTAACTTATCTCGCGGGGACGCTGTTTACTTTGGGGTGGATAACTTCGTAAAAGTTTCTTCTGAAGAAAGCGCGCTGATATTACCTTCTGGCTTGCTCTTAAGATATAACGACTTACAGGCTGAGCAAACTGATAAAGGGTTTGAATACACATACCAAACTAGACGAGGCCGAACCCGAATCTATGGTGGGAAGGTAGTCGAGAATGTGTGTCAAGCTATCGCACGGTGCATAATCGGTGACCAGATGTTGGATATCGCTAAGAAGTACCGTGTTGTTTTAACTGTACACGACTCTATTATGTGCTGTGTACCAGACGAAGATGTTGAAGAAGCGCAGGCTTACGTTGAACATTGTATGTCTATAACCCCCGACTGGGCAGTGGGCCTACCAATTAGCTGTGAGTCTGGGGTCGGAAAATCTTATGGAGAGTGTGAGTGACATGAGTATT